ACAATTCAAGAAGCTTTCCCTGATCGTGAAATCATAGGTATTGACAGCCGTACTATTATCAGACAGCATGGTTCAATACACTGTCTGACGATGCAGCTACCAGCAAACGGATAAAACCACCCATCTTTTGAGTTGACAATAGATGGAATGGTAATAATTAGAACACAGAACAATAAACATAAACAAGGTAAAAACCTTTATTATGAGAGAACTTAAGATAGGTTTCTTGCAGCAACACAATGTTGCAGATATCAAAAATAATATAGAACGATTGGCTGAGGGTATTACAGACTTGGCACAACGTGGCGCGGAACTTGTTATCCTCCAAGAACTGCACAATTCACTTTATTTCTGTCAGACAGAAGATGTGAATAAGTTTGACTTAGCCGAGACAATACCGGGTCCATCTACTGGTTTCTATGGCGAGTTGGCACGCGAACTGGGTATTGTCATCGTGACATCCCTTTTTGAGAAACGTGCACCAGGACTTTATCATAACACTGCCGTGGTAATAGAGAAGGATGGTAGTATTGCTGGTAAATATCGCAAGATGCATATTCCAGACGACCCAGCTTACTATGAGAAGTTCTACTTCACACCAGGCGACCTCGGATTCCACCCAATCGATACAAGCGTGGGACGTCTTGGTGTACTTGTCTGCTGGGATCAGTGGTATCCTGAAGCAGCCCGCCTGATGGCATTGCAAGGTGCAGATATGCTTATTTATCCAACTGCTATCGGTTACGAAAGTAGTGATACGGAAGAGGAAAAGCAACGTCAGCGTGAGGCTTGGACAACAGTCATGCGTGGTCATGCCGTTGCTAACGGTTTGCCAGTAATCGCTGTAAACCGTGTCGGTCATGAACCTGACCCAAGTGAGCAAACTCAAGGCATCCAGTTCTGGGGAAGCAGTTTTGTTGCTGGTCCACAGGGGGAACTACTCTATCGCGCTTGTGACAACGACGAGGAAAGCGTTATCCTCAACATCGACCTTGACCATAGCGAGAATGTACGCCGTTGGTGGCCTTTCCTACGTGACAGAAGAATCGATGAGTATGGAGAAATAACTAAAAGGTTTATTGACTAAAAAACTCCCCTAACCCCTCCAAAGGAGGGGGATTCCCCTGCTTCTCGCCTAAACCAACTGTCATTGGGCAAAGGGGAGTTGTGAGAGAGGAAGTCCTAACAGGATAAGAGATTCTCTCTTTATTAATAATTACAGTTTGATAGGACTTAAACAACATCTCCTTCCGCACGGAATATGATAATAAGTAGAACCTACCTAACAAGATAGTACAACTTAATATGCCATCCGCACCATTGGTGTTTACCATGAGCACCACACGTGCTGAGCACCAACACGTAGATTGGATATGGATTGAGAGTTGCAATTGTTATACAAAAAGAGCCATACCAAACTCATTTTTAGAGTTTGATATGGCTCTTTTTAGTTCTATAAATATAATATGTAGGCTTCTAAATCAACGGCATTCCTGCTTCTTCGCACTCTCTTCTCATTTCTTCTGGCCAAATACTTGCTTGTATCTCACCGATGTGCGCTTTATGCAACATTATCAGACAAAGACGGCTCTGACCAATACCACCACCAATACATAACGGTAACTTGTTAGAGAGTAACTGCTGATGAAAGAAGAGTTGCTGACGTTCTTCTTGCTTCTCAATCGATAACTGACGAAGTAAGGCTGTCTTATCCACACGGACACCCATAGACGAGAGTTCAATACTACGTTCTAAGATAGGATACCAAATGAGGATCAGTTTGATACTCTGCTCCGTCTGGCGTTTACCAAGTACAGCTTTATATCCTTCTGGCTTTATCAGTTAACTCATTATAGTTCCTTTCTATTAATGTTTTATCAGTTATTCAATTGCACACAAAGGTATATATTAATTATCAGATTGAGAAACAAACATCACCTCAATCTTACAAAACAACAAGTTTTCTCTACAAAATACAACTTTATGACAGCTTACAACTGATGTTCCGACTTGTTATAAAGGATTGAACTAAGCCTTGAAAACCTCACATCTATATCATAAACTTTAACAAGAATGTTTACTGTTCGTTTGGAGTTATGCAAACTTTACTGTATCTTTGCACTATCATTAGGCTCCGTAGCTTAGCTGAATAGAGCGTCAGATTCCGGTTCTGAAGGTCTTGGGTTTGAATCCCAACGGAGTCACAGAGTTCCGAAGGCGAGAAATCCCATAAACAAAGGGTTTTTCGCCTTCTTTGCGAATATCGGCAGGAATGCAAAATGTGATACAAGTAGAGATTTAAGCCTACAAGTAAGGATTATAAATTGACTGATAATTGACTAAAAAGACATATGGCAACATTTAAGGCATTAATAAAAAAAGGAAATAAGCGTGCAGATGGAACATGGAATGTAGTGATAAGATTCACTCATAACTCAAAGGTACGTTTTATTCCTACCACAATGTATATCACCAAAAAGGATATAACGGCTTCATTCAAGATAAAAAACGCAAATATACTCGATAGGTGCAATGACATCATAAAAGAGTATAGGAGCAGGTTAAGCGAATTAAGTCTTGAGTTTAATGATATAGACATTGACACTATCGTTTCCTATATCCGACAGAAGAAAGAAAACAAAGGGGTATCATTCACAAGATTTGCAGCGAAATGGATTGAGGAATCAACCATTAAAGGCATAAAGAACTATAAGACGGCTCTAAACGCTTTGTGCTCCTTTGTAGGACGTGATAATATTCTCTGTGAGGAAATTAACGTTAAGACAATGAAAGCCTTTGAAAACGCATTAAAAGACCGTCCAAGAGCACAATCTTTATATCCTAATTGTATCAAAACTATATTCAATGCTGCAAAGGAGTATTATAACGATGAAGATAACGATATCATCCGAATTAAGCACTCCTTAGACAAATATAAACCAGTAGAGCAGAATATAGCTGAAAAACGAGCCTTAGACGTGGAAACGATAAGGAGGATATTTGCCCTACCCTATGACAACATCAAGGTTAAAGGCAAGTCCAGCCGTTACGACCTCGCACTTGATTGTTTCCGTCTTTCGTTCTGTTTAATGGGAATGAACTCTGCCGACCTATACTATGCTGATAAATTGGAAGATAACACTATTATCTATGACCGCATGAAAACAAAAGATAGGCGGAGAGATAAGGCAGAGATACACGTAAAAATAACGGATTATATCAAGCCGTTAGTTGAGAAATACAAGGGTAAAGAACGTGTATTTAACTTCTATGAGAGGTTTACCAACATGGAGAGTTTCAATCGTGCGATAAACATCGGACTAAAGGAAGTGGGAAAGGAATTGGGCATTGATAAGCTACAATTCTATGCTGCAAGGCACTCTATGGCTACAATTGCCGTAAATGATATAGGAATAAGCAAATATATTGTAAATGATATGCTAAATCACACTGACCAATCATTGAAGATAACGGAATTGTACATTAAAAAGGATTTTAGCCACATTAATGAGGCAAATGTAAAACTTTTAGATTACGTTCTAAAAGCATAACAACACACTGAGCAACACACTGAGCAACACACTAAACACCTTTGTAATTATCTTTATATTAGATTTTTACAAAGGTAAAAAATAAAAAGCAACACACTGAGCAACACACTGAGCAACACACTAAAATAAGTAAATTTTGTTGTGTTTCTTTACTCAATAATTGAAAATTTATCTAAACAAATTTGATTATTTAAGATTATTTGCTATATTTTTGTTGAAAACTCTATAAATGGAGCAGATAATCGAAACAATCAAGAGAATAGAAAAGGCACGTACGGCACTCCGTCAAGCCATAGTAGATAATGAACTGGCAACATCGCCAAAATTAAAGGACTTAAATCTCATTCCGAAGATTTACAAAGTGTTTGAGGAATTAAAGGGAAACGAAATAAAGGTAAACGACCGCAAAGAATTTATCTTTGTTGTCATCTACCTTTACTCTCCTAACAAATTCTTTGGTGGTAAGATGCCGCAAGGTCTTAGACGTGCTATCACCAAAGCTACCAAAGTAACCTGCGCAAGCGTTATTTCAGCGACATGCACGGAGTTAATGGTGCTTTATACCACTTATTCGGACTTTCGTCAAAATGTGGACGAACTTATGAGCAAGATTTTATTTTCTATGGACTTCTAAGACTTTGCCTATATGGTAGGCAATCACCCAGAATGCGTATTTATTTACTCTTATCCTTTCTGGAATAAATCGACACCCATCAATCTCAACGAGAGCCGTATCACGTTCTTTCGCGTATCCTACAGCAAGATATAATTTCTTATACGGATATGGTTTGAATGGGAAGTGACCATTATTATAGTCATCTATCCAATACTTCGATACATTCGGGTCTGTATGCTCTAAATCTCTTACATACCCCTCTGTATCGTTAGTATCTTTAACGGGATTACCATTATCGTCCATTACTCGCAGTAGGTATTTATTAGCCGTAATACCCATTTTAATTTCTCTGAACTCTTCTTTTTTCGTACCATCTATTATTTGGTCGAAATATACCTGTTTAATAGGCAAATATAAAGTGTCGCTTGGGAGTTTCATAATTATTATGCTTGCTACATCAAATACGTTTATAAGTTTTCTTTTTGCCCATACCTTATTCTCCTTTCTCAAACTTAATCGTTTTCCCACAATGGGGGCAAGTGATGGTGTTTGATGCGTCCTTTTCGTCCGCCACGAGTTCAGATACCGACACACCTATAATAGATGCTATCTCCTGTAATCTATCTAATGGCGTACTTCCATTAAGCAACTGCGATAATGAAGATTGGGACATACCTTTTTTATCTTCTCGCTTATTTGTCATTTCAGATGCCAGCCGTTCGAGTGTCCAGCCATGCTCTTTTATTACCTTTTTTATATCCATAAGTTATAACTAATATTAATTTGCTGCAAAGTTAATGTAATAATATGATAATAGCAAGAAAAGTGACTAAAATATAAGAAATAACTAATTATCTGCAAACAGAAGTTAAGAGATATCTACTACCTGCAAAGCAATGTTAAATATTAGATATTTCTTATTAAATTATTTGTGTATATTAGAAGTATCTTATATCTTTGCATTATCAAAATAAAACAAATAACAACTTAAAAAATTAAGAGCAATGAAAAAGTCTGAATTTAAAACAATCAAAAAAATAAGTTATAAAGGTCATGTCATCTCGTCCATCGAAGACTTCTTCTGTCAAGAGTTTGCTATTATAGACGATAATAAAGAAAATATGTACGCAAGCGTTTCTGATGCGAAAAGAGTTATCAATGGACTTCAGCCGAAATACGAAGTAATGTAAAAAATAACTAACAAAAATATTAAACTATTAAACTATAAAGATTATGGCAACAGCATTTAAGAATGAGTTAAGCGAGTTAATGAAGAAGAGTTGGCAACTGGTTAAGACCTACGGCATCAGTCTATCAGAAGCGATGAAGAAAGTTTGGGCACTCTTCAAGTTACGCAAGGCAATGAAGAAAGGTGTTGTTAAATTTTACTTTGAGAAGTTAGACGGCACTATTCGCACCGCTTGGGGTACGCTTAGAGAGGACTTGATACCTGCTACATCGGGTGATAACCGCAAGAAGAATGACAGCGTACAAGTGTACTATGATAGCGAGAAACAAAGCTATCGCTGCTTTAAGATAGTAAACCTTATCAGAATAGCATAAATAAAAGGTGAGCTATACTCGCGTACCGCTCACTTTATAAACTATTAAACTACGAGGTAACAACATACCTCTATAATCGCTACAAAGGTAACAAATAAATATAACATGGACAAATTAAAAGAAACAGCAGCGTGGGTAAATGACATAGTAGCCAACGCATTAGAAACAGAGAGAATAAACAAGAAGTCAGATAACAAAAAGAAATAGAACTATGACAACAATAGCATTAAGCAATAATACAGCAGAGTTATTAAACTGCAAGAAGAATTTAGATGAGTGCTTCGCTAAGTTAAGCAAAGTACAAGATAACCTATTTGGCTTTGACAGAGACTTTGAAGACAAGGTCGGGTGCGCATACGCCACTATAAATGAAGCTATCATGCGAATTATGACAGAGAGCATTGATACAACAAGCACAGAAAGCCAATATAAGGTGATTTAATGACAACCGACTGATTGTTGTTTAACTCACAAAAGATAAAAGTGTGAACTAAACAGAAAGCAATATCTTTGCAAAGTAAAAAGTTACTTTCGTCGCAGTTAGTAACAGAGAAGATATTTAAAGGGCATTGGTTTAGACCGCAAACTGCGACAATCGGCGGTCTTCACCTTTGCCCTTGTTTTATGAATATAATTAATTTCAACATAGTATGACAAACGAATTAGTTTTCAAAGGCGAGAACAGCCAAGCACTGACAAATAGTTTGTTGGTTGCTGAAAAGTTCGGTAAAGAACACCGCAATGTTTTACAAGCAATTAGGGACATAATCGGGTCTGCTGAAAATTCAGCATACCCCCAGATGTTTGTTGAATCGACCTATTATAACCAACAGAATGGGCAAAATTATCCTATGTTTGTTATGAATCGAGACGGCTTTACTTTGTTGGCTATGGGTTTCACAGGCAAAAGGGCAATGAAGTTTAAACTTGACTACATTGCAGCTTTCAATAAAATGGAAGCAGCCCTTAAAGATAGCCAAAAGAATTTATCGGGTGCAGAGTACCTTTTACAGCAGGCACAGCTTATGGTAGAGCAAGAGCGTAGAATGAACGCAGTAGAGCAGAGGCTTGACAACATGGACAGAGAACGCAAAGAAAATGGCGAGAAACTCCTTGAAGCCAAATTATCAGACGAGCGTTTGCCTGAAATGAGCATGAAAGCGAGGGTAAATCAGCTTGTAAGAGAGTACGCCGTTGCGACAAATACCGATTTCAAAGATGTTTGGCATAAGGTATATAGTCAGTTGTATTATCTCTATCATATATCAATTAAGAGTTACAAGAAACTCCACAATAAAGAAACAAAGTTAGATATTGCAGTGAGAAATCATTTTATAGATAAAATTTTCACCATTGTATCAAATCTTGTACGTGAAAACAAGGCTGCATGAATATAAATAACAATCCGCCCATTGTAAGTTATACAGAGCGGATTTTTCTAAATATAATAATGTTAAATCGTATCTTTGTGATACATTAAAAAAGAGAAAAGTCGTATGAAAGTATTGAATCTAATTATCAAACAGAAGTATTTCGATGCTATCCTTGCAGGTCGTAAGGTGCAAGAATTTCGTGAGGTTCGTCCTACTACTATCAAGAAGTTATTACAGCTTGATGAAGAAGGGTTTGAAATCGAAGATGCAGATGGCAATGCGCAGCCTATCAAGTACGATGCTATCCAATTCTATGTTGGATATAACAAGGACAGAGATAATGCACTTGTAGAGGTTCTTGGTGCTCATTGTGAGATATTCGTAGATGAGAATAAAGAGCCTATAACTTACGAACATGGCAGGGACAAAGATGGCAATCCACTTGTATGGGTAGCTGAGCAAGTAGTGTTTGATTTGGGTAAAGTACTTTCACACAACATAAGGGACAAGTCGAAGAAAGTCTAATAATCAAAATGAAAGATTATGGCAAGAAAAAATGCACAAACACTGAAAGGTCGTATCGCAGGTGCAACAGGTTCTTATCTAGGCAATAGTGGACGTCATCAGTTGGTAGCTGGTAATAAATTGGGCAGTCATAAGACTGTATATAGGCAGCTCCGTAAGGGCTTTGGAATGAGCGCAGGATAATGAACAAGTTACAAGAAGCACATAACGTAATATGCAGGGTGGCTGAAAAGCAGTCATCTTGCATTGTTATGTGTTCACTTGGCAAGGATTCGCTCGTTACTTTGGATTTAGTTTATCCACGCTTTGAAAGAGTTGTATGTGTATTTATGTACTTCGTTAAGGACTTAGACCACATCAATGGTTGGATAAGATGGGTAAAGAAGAAATATCCAAAGGTCGAGTTCATGGAAGTTCCTCATTGGAATTTAACGTATATTCTTCGTGGTGGTTTGTATTGCGTACCTAATCCTAAAGTTAAGCTGCTGAAACTCGCTGACGTGATTAAGGCGGTCAGAATGAAGACAGGGGCGTATTACACGTTCTTAGGTATGAAGAAAGCGGACGGCATGAATAGAAATCTTATGCTCAAAGGTTATGAAGCTAACGAGTATGAGAATAACGGATTAGTTTATCCGCTTGCTTCGTGGACGCAGAAAGACGTTAAAGCCTATATGCGCATGAAGCGTTTACCACAACCAGTTTTATACGGTAACAAGGCAAGTAACGGATTAGGATTTAACATAGATTGCTTTACATGGCTTAACGAGCACTATCCGCAGGACTTAGAGAAGATATACAAGGTATTTCCAATGAGCGAGAGAATTTTATTTGAACAGAATTATAAACAGGGTAACAAAGAATAATTATGGCAAGAAGAAAATCCGTAAATGACATAATGAATCAAGCAAATTCCATCATGAGCCGTAGCCGTGGAAATAGTTCAAGAATCGACAAGGTCAGAAACACCTCATTCCGCTATTATGACAACATAAGGAAGTCGCAAGGAAAATGGAATTATAATGATGATAGGTCATATAACAAAAAATATCCCCGTTCCACCTATATGGGTACAAAATCAAAAGGTGTAGTAGCAGGATAATAAATTAAAAAGACAAGTCAGATGGATAACAAATACTTCACATCAGAGAGCGTGGAACTGCTACGCTCTCAAATAAAACTTCACGAGCAGAACCCTCGTACTATTCCCGAAGAGAACCGCAAGGCTCTCAAACGTGGTATAAAGAAGTTCGGAATGGTCGGAGGCATCGTGGTGAACAAACGGACAGGATATACACTTGTAAGCGGACATCAACGCCTTTCGGTAATGGACGAACTTCAAAAGTACAATGCCGAGACAAAGGATAATAACTATCCTATCCGAGTGGACTTGATAGACGTTGAGGAGAAAGAAGAGAAAGAGCTGCTTATCTTACTCAACAACCCATCAGCGCAAGGAGAGTGGGATTACGACACACTCCGTGAGCTTATCCCCGATATTGACTACAAGGATGCAGGACTGACCGAGCAAGACCTCGATATTATTGGTGTTGATTTCCACTTCCAGACAGAAGAAGAAAACACCATCGCTGATGAACTCGACACACTCATGGAACCCGTCAGAGAAGAAAGACAAGCAGAAGTAGCACAAAAGCAAGCAGAGAGAGCGGAAAAGGTTGCTCACATGAAGCAAGTAAAAGAAGAAGTGAAACAAGCCGCTACAAAGGCAGCTGCTAATATGGACGCTTATCTTATGCTATCGTTCGACAATTGTGATGCAAAAGTAGAGTTTTGCGAGAAGTTCGGGTTTAACCCCGATGAGAAGTTCCTCAAAGGTGAAGTATTCTCTGAAAAGATAGAAAAACTTTTAACAGAATAATGGGTGAAGGTATATTGATATATGGTTTAAATGGCGACAAACGAAGATACACAAGAGACCTACAAGGGTTTGCTGATAAAGTCATTGCAAATGGAAGAGCAAGGAAATCTGTGTATGTCTTCGGTAGGACAAACAAAGCGTATCTAAGGGACTTGTCTCGGAAAGGTATTATAGTAAAGTCCGAACTTGCTGCTATCACCGATAAAACCATATTGAAATATCGTAATCACCCAAAGAAACAGAAAGGGGCAACGGTTAACATACATAGATTTAGAATGGTTGAATCAGCGGTAAAGAAACCGAAAAATGTCTATATAGACAGAAACAGAAGCCGCCTAATCTATGTATCAAGCGTAAAATATTCTAAAGGCAAAGTATTGAAAGTTGTAATAGAACCTAATCAGAAGATAGGTAAACGATATTACAATCAAGTCGTTTCTATTGGAGTAGTAGATAAAAACAAAATGAACGCACCACAATATACTAAAATAAAATAGGGGCAATTAAGCCCCTAAGTAGATTGGCGAAGGAGTTGAACCTTGCAATATGCAGCCTTTCGGGTGCCTCGCTACCGATGCGACCATCAATCTATATTGCAAATGTAAAAAGAATATTCGATAAAAGCAAATTATAATCGTTAAAAGATATGGCAAAACCAAAACACGACTACGATAGTGAAGATTTCTACAAGCGCATAGAGCAGCTTGCAATGAACGGATACACGGATGAGGAGATAGCAAACGAGCTTAATCTATGCAGAGAGGTATTCACTTGCATGAAAAACGGCAACTATGAGAATTGGACGGATGAAGAAAACAAAAGGCGTGGAGATCGTATAACTAACGTCTTAGCACATGGACGGACAAGAATTATAGCTTTGCTTCGTGGTACATACATCAAGGGTGCGATTGGTGGAAAGAAGACCAAATCGAGGATAGTTAAGTTCGTACAAGATAAGTGTGAGTGTATGGGAGCAGATAAGAAATGCCCCTATTGTGGTGGTACTGGATGGGTCACGTTGACGGACAAAGCAGTGGTGCAAGAGTCTGAGATGGAGTTACCTCCTAATATGCAGGCTATCGCTACTTTACTCTATCACCATGACCCGACATGGCGCAAGATGGAGAACAAGCAGACCGATGAAGATGCTTTGTACTCCGAGAATGGTATCGACATTGATAAGTGGATGACCGATAACACAAATGAATAGAATAACCCCACAGCAGATATATGCTCCGTTATACCATAACAAGGATAAGTTCATCATTCTTGTTACAGGTGGTAGAGGAAGTGGAAAAAGTTTCAATGTTTCCACTTTCATTGAGCGTCTGTTGTTTGAGGTAAAACATCCTACTCCTGCAAAGCGAATAGTTCACCAGATACTCTATACTCGTTACACTATGGTGTCTGCTGGAATGTCTGTTATCCCTGAGTTCATGGAGAAAGTGGAGCTTGATGGAAACTCGAAATGGTACACCCACACCAAGACGGATGTAAAGAACCTCCGCAGTGGTGGTGCAGTGATGTTTAGGGGTATCAAGACAAGTTCAGGAAACCAAACGGCAAAGTTGAAATCTATTCACGGCGTTACAACCTTTGTAGTAGACGAGGCGGAGGAGTGGGTATCAGAGCGAGAGTTTGAAACAATCATGCTCTCCATCCGTCAGAAGGGAATACAGAACCGAATTATTATCGTTATGAACCCTACTGATAATAACCATTGGGTTTATAAGCGGTTTATAGAGAACACCCATAAGGAGGTGATGTATGATGGTGTACCTGTTCAGATTAGCACACATCCGAATGTACTACATATCCATACTACATACTTAGACAACGCTGAGAACCTCTCCCATGAGTTTATTAAGGAGGTTGAGGACATGAAAGCTAACAACCCCGAGAAATACGCTCATACCGTCATGGGTAGATGGGCAGATGTTGCGGAAGGTGCAGTATTTAAGAAAATCGGAGTTATTAAGGAGTTTCCGAAATGGTGTAAGAAAGTTGCAATCGGTGATGACTTTGGATTTACTCACGACCCGAGCGCAGGAATATTATGTGGTATCATTGATAATGACTTGTATCTTGATGAACTCTTCTACCGTACGGGTATGTTATCATCTGATATTGTAAAGGAACTCAAACGCTTTGGCGGATTAAAGGTGTTCTCTGAGAGTGCAGACCCCCGATTGATACAAGAGATACATAACGCAGGTATAAAGATTTACCCCGTGGATAAGAGCGGCAACTCTATCATAGCAGGAATAGACAAGATGCTATCCTTTGATAATATATTTGTCACAGAGCGGTCATTCAATCTTCGCAAGGAGTTTCGTAATTACGTTTGGGACACTGATAAGGACGGCAACTATATCAATCAGCCGATAGATGCGTGGAATCACGGCATAGATGCAGTTAGGTATTATGTACTTGGGCAATTATTAGGAAAGATTTTGAAACCAAAGGGCGACATCGCAGCAGCGTTCGCCCGATAAACAGGATAACGATATGTATATAGTTCAGACAAAAGATTTATTCAATTTCCGTGATGTGTTTGCATCGAGCCACCCACAAGTAGCATTTGATTATATGAAAGGGTTGGAAAAGCATCACGGCAAAATGTTTAGAATTATAAAACAGTAGTAGCGTATGGATAGTATTATTTTACGTACAGGAGAAAATATGGCGGGGGCTTTCAAAACTGCCGCGGCAAGCATGGAAGACTATGCCGAAAGCATTAAGAGAGTATTCCCACTTAACAAGAAAGGATAACGATATGAAGTATAAATTTCAAGGTAAGAGAAAAGACAACGGAGATATTATCTATGGTTCTTTGTTGCTCATCAATGATACAGCCTATATCTACCCAAATACATTTGGAGATATAGAAGATATTGATTTTGGATATGGGTTTATAGAAGTTGATATTGATACTGTAAAACAATTGTGATTATGGCAACACTGAAGACATTAGATGACATCCTCGCACTTGAGGACATTGATAAGAAGATTAGTTACCTTAAGAAAGGCAGGCGCAATCCTCTCCCCGACACATCAGCAAATCTTGCTGATTGGGACATGACAAAACACGACATCATGGACCCAGAACTTTACAAGAAGATTAAAGTCCTTGTAAAGATGGCAGAGGATAAGTTTGACCCCGAAAGCGGAAAGACAACACACATACCTGCACAATATGAAATGAAAGAGCCTAACCGCATTGCTATTCCTATTGAGCAGGATATAGTAAACATCCATACCGCCTTTTGTGTTGGCACAGAACCCACGCTTGACTGCAATCCCGAAGACGATGGAGAAAAGAATGTATTTGAAACCATTAAGCAGGTATTCAAGAAGAATAAACTGAAATTTCAAAACCGCAAATTAGTCCGTTCGTGGTTATCAGAGCAGGAAGTGGCGGAGTATTGGTATGTTGTCAAAGATGATGGCTTTTGGGCGCAGCTAAAGCGCAGAATTGCATCCCTCTTTGGGAAGAAAGTACCAGAGTATCAGTTAAGGTCGCAAATATGGTCGCCTTTCCGTGGTGACACATTGTATCCTTTTTATGATGATAATGGTAAAATGATAGCTTTCTCCCGTGAGTATAAGAAGAAAGACTTAGACGGCAACGAACACACCGCATTTATGACTATTACCGCAGATAAGGTGTATCAGTGGGAACTTGATAAGATATGGTCAGAAAATGTAGAACGTACATTTGCGCATCTGTTTAAGAAACTCCCCGTTATGTACGCTTTTCGTCCAGAGCCATTATGCGCTAAGGTTAAGCAGCTACGTATCCGATTGGAAAAATGTCTAAGTGGCTATGCTGATTGCATTGATAATCATTTCTTCCCACTCCTTATGCTCTTTGGAGAGTTGCAGCCCGATAATTTGAGCGGTGATGTGCGTAACAGAATGATGCAGCTGACTGGAGATGGTGCAAATGCGCAATACCTCACATGGAATCAATCCTCCGACCCTATCAAGGTAGAGATTGAAACATACTTTAATCAGATTTACGGACTGACGAACACCCCTCGCATATCGTTCGACCAACTCAAAGGCACGGGCAATGCCCTTAGTGGTACAGCTTTCCGATATGTCTTCATGGCAGCTCACATGGCAGTACAGAATCACGCAGAGGAATTGGGAGAGTTTTTCCAACGAAGAGTTAATTTCCTCACATCTGCTATTGGCACGCTGAACACATCACTTGAAGCTGCAAGTAAGACAGTAAGCATCGAAACGGAGATTGTTCCTTTCATGATTGATAGCGAAAGAGATAAGGTTGAAACATCTGTTGCTGCTGTTAGTGGCGGTGTATGGTCAATGGAACACGGAGTAAGTTTCTGCTCTAACTATGGCGAGTTGCAGGATGAATTACAACAAATCAAAGAAGAGAAAAAGGAAACTCAACCTACATCGCAAACGCAATAATAGCTTCTTTACACAAATGTTTATGTATTATTTCAGCCGTCTGTACGTGAGTATAGGCGGCTTTTTGTTACAACCGCCTTATTGTCATTTCTCAGCCACTGAAAAACGCAAATCCCCCTTTTATAATGTGTAAATTTGAAAAGATTTATTCAAGTTAACACTTTATAAAGTATGAACATTTACGAACAAATTTTGGCAGGACTCAGAACTAAATTCCAAGGGGCTGATGATGCCACCCTTCAGCGTATGGCAAGCAAGAAAGCTGAAGGAGTAACGGACGAGAGCAAGGTAAACTCAATCGTTGAGGGTATCTCCTTTCAAGACGTTCTAACAAGCTATGGCGACTATCGGGCTGATGGTGCGCAGAAAACCGCAGTTTCAAACTACGAGAAGAAGCACAACATCAAGGACGGAAAGCCTATCGAGGAACCAAAGCCACAAGACCCACTATCAACACCGACTCCACAATCGAATCCAACGGAACAAGTGCCAGCGTGGGCGCAAAGTCTTATTGACTCTAACAAGACTTTGAGCGAGAAGTTAGCTGCAATGGACGCAAAGACAAAGGCGGACGAACGCAACCAACAGATTGCAGCAGTGGCAAAGTCATTCGGTATCCCTGAATATGTCTATAAAGGAAAGCAAATCGCTGATGATGTAGACCTTAATCAGTACTTCACCGATGTGAAGCAGGAGATGCAGAATGGTGGATTCCAGTTCGCAAAGTCTCCCGAAGAGGGAAACCCCGAACACAAAGACGATATGGATAGTCTTTTGGATGGCGTCAATAAGCGAACCGAGGCTATCAAAACAGAAAACGAAAAAAAGTAAATCATTATGGCAGCAGGAATTAAGTTTGAATCCACGCCTCCTATCGAAAGGGAGGTTTGTGACGAGAAATCTCTATATCGCCTCACAGATGGTGGTATAGACTTGGACATGAGTAATCTCCCTAATAAGGGATGGTTGCCCGAACTTACGCCTATCTATCGTGATAAGGCAGAGCGCAAGGCGGTAGTGTGCATTCGTGTCAAGGTAGTAGAAAAGGCTACCACGGGAGCGACTACCATCAAGATTGCTAAATGTCCTTTTGCGGACTTCATCAATGTGGATACGTTACTCTCTGACGGGACAAATGTCATCACTGTAAAGTCGGTGGACACTTCCAATGAGGATTACGATACAATTACCACCAAAGAAGCAACAAAGACTGACTTGGAAGTTGGCAAGGTGCTTCCCGAGGCAAAGAGTGCATCTGACGCTAAGGCTAAGAATGTAGCTAACTTCGCTTCATTCGGTTGGCGTAACTTGGCAAAAGAGAATACCGTTGCATTGGTTGGTCGTGCATTTTCAATCGTTGAGGATAACCTTTACATTCCTTTCACAGAGGAAGATAAGGCGGCTCTCACAGGACGTTTCATGTTTATCTAAAAAAGGAGGAATATATGTTATTAACAATAGATTCGTTATTGAATAGCCCTAAGTTCCTCAAAGCGGTAATAGACCGTTCTATTGTTACTATGGGCGAACTTGACAAGGTATTTTGGAAAGACTACCTTGTTTATGAGAGAACTAATCCCGATGGTTCTTTCAAGACTTATATGGGTACACAGGTGGGTGTCATCGCAGGTACAGTTATTGACAGATATGCAGGGAAGCCTGTCAGAAAACGCCATGCTCTCACACGTGGTTTTGGTGAGGTAGCTTGCTTAGGCGACGCTTACCAAATGGACAATACTCGCCTTGAACGCCTTAACTGGCTTATAGAGGAGTATAACACATTGAGCATTCAGTCGAGCAATACCGATGCTATTTCCGCTAAGATGGACGAGATTGTGAACTTCTTGGTTGATGACGTACGTCAATGTATGCTTGCTCCTATGAAACGTCTTGATATTATGTTGGGTGATTTGCGTTTCAATGGTTCTACTAAGGTAAATGGAAAGGCTAACAAGCAGGGCGTATCAGTAGATACAGTAAAATTGCCTATCTACAAAAAGGCAGCCGCTTCTGCCGACAAGGATAACATCCTTTCTTGGCTTGAAACGGAGTTCGTGGATAAGGTACGTTCAAAGGGTATGCTTTTCGCAACAGCCGAAATGAATCGCCACACATTTAATAATCGTATCGCTTCGTCTAAGGAGTTCCAAAGCAAGTTTACAATGAAGTTTGGTGATATGGAGTTCAATACAGGTGGCATCGTTACTCCCGATATGGTAAACCGCCTTATCGAATCAGTAGGCATGCCGTGGCGAATCCGTATCAAGGATGAGTATATCCAAACATCAGAGAGTGAAATGGTAAATGCAGTCCCAGATGACAAGATTTCATTCTTGCCTATGATGGCGGATAATACCAAACTTGGCTTTATGCGTTGGAAGAAGCCTTACGAAATGACCGACAAGGTTAATGATGGTCGTGCCTATCAAGAAATTGAAGATGGCAGGGGATTTATCTCATCTAAACGAACTGACGAGGGTCGTTTTATGGAGTATGGTTTCGAGGCTATCCCCGACATCAATATTCCAAACAAGATGGCTATCGCAGACCTTTCCAAATTAGGCTAATGAGCATCAAGGAATACATATCAAGCAAGTTTCAGTCCTTCGGCATACAAGTGTCGGAGGCTGACTTGTTGGATATGTCTCTCAACGCACGTGTGAATATAGAGGACGATGTCGATGCAGATATAATTGATAATATCTCTGTTGCCATTGCCCGATTTATTCCTTCTCTTCTGCTTCGTCCATCTTCTATCAATGAGAGCGGTTTCTCTATGTCATGGAATACTCAAGGCGTAAAGGATTATTACTCTCTCTTATGTAAGAAATACGGATTGAAAGACGAACTCAACGACAATAAACCGAAGATACGCATCTTATGATATTTGCACCCCACATATTGCAGGTTAAAAGGGTAACACCACTCCAAGAGGACGAATACGGACACCCAATTCCTAACACGGGAGGTGAAGAGTGGGTAACACTCTGTAAGTGCCGTTGTGATGACAACACCACAAAAGAGTTTAACTCTCCTAATGGTGAGGTATACAGACCTAATTATCACGTAGTATGTGAGATGAATGTCGATATTAAATCAGGTACAGAGGTTAGATGTCTTGATGGAGAAAGCGTACGAGGAGAAGGTAAGGTTTACATTGTAAAAAATGCTAACTATTTCAATAACTCTGAATTATGGTTATAGATAGTGATTTCTCCGATGTAGACCAATTCTTTGATAATTTAGAGTGGGAGGTTCAGAAAGGAATGATAGACGTTGGCGATGCTGCCGTTAAGGATGCAGAGGAAAGCGGAACATACCAAGACCACACACTTACTTTGAGAACGTCCAATACATTCGATGTAGACAAAGATGGGCTGACATTAGAGAACACCGCTGATTACGCTTCCTATGTCGAGGCAAAGGGATTTGTTGTACTGAGTGACCCTGCATTGAGAGCAGAGAAGAAACTAAAAGAAATGTTTGAATGATATGAATTTCGGAGAAGTTATTACAGCCCTGCAAAGTGGGAAAGCCGTAAGACGCAACATTTGGAGTAATGGTATTTGTGTTGTCAAGCAGATAGATTCTGACATCAAATCTGACATTGTACCGAAGATGCAAAGTCTTCCAAATGACGCAAAGGATTTTGTATTGGCAAGCGACACAAAAACTATTCATTACCGCAGTCAGTGTTTGAAACTGAAAAGGTATGCTGATGGTGGTGTTGTCGCTACGAATTACGTTCCCGATTGGACTGACATCTTCGCAAATGATTGGGAGATTGTAACTGAATAGGACTTATGATAGTAACTACCGATATAGCAGATATTCTCTACCGAGATTGCAAGGCGTTTGGGATAGAGATTGTTCCTTTCGGCAAGACCATTACAGGCGAGCTGAAAGATGAACGCATTACTATCCATGTGAAAGGACAGACACCGAGCAAGTATTGGGAGAAGTGTTTTTGTGAAGTCAATCTGTGCGTGCCCGATTTGGGGGTAAAAATTGCTAATACACTTCGATTAAAGGATTTGGAGCGAAAGGCAAAAGGACTCTTCAAAAGCGTAACGGGTGAGTTTGACGGAACAAGGTACAACTATGAGATAGATACTATCCACATTGAAGCGGACACTGCTTTGAAGTGCCATTTTATTAATTGTAGAATATTGTTTAACGCATTAAACGTAAAGTAAATATGGGAAAAATTTCAGCCGTCGGCATTAAGAAGATTTTTTATGCTGACATTTCCGTAATCAAGAATGACCTTACCGCAGCAAGTGCAAGTACAATCATCAAGGCTGCCAAAACAGCTAAGAATGAGGTGCTGAACGTGCATGGTGAAACATGGAACATTGAGGAGAGCGAGGCTTCTGTTACTCCATACAAGAACCAGCTCACGGGTCAAGCATACCGCTATGATACCACTCAAGGTGAGATTACACCTCAGTTCTCAATCGGTCAGTATGACTATGCTGCCAAAGCTGCTCTTATGGGTGGTGAAGTCATCAAGAAGGGCGGTGCAGGCACTGACAAGGATGACATCGTTGGTTGGAAGCGAGCTACTGACAAGGTTGTCATCAAGAAGGCTCTGTTCTGTCTGACTGAGGACGATGTATGGTTCATCTTCCCTAACTGTCAGATTGTAGCACGTGAGGCAAACACCGACAAGGCTATCGCTATCGCAGTCAAGGGTCTTGTTCAGGCTCCTACTGCTGATGGCGTGTCACCAGAGTATAACTTTGATGAGTCAGAGGTAAAGGCTTTGGCATAGGGTAAGGTTTCAGGATAACATCGGGGTGGAACGTGGCGAAAGACCACCTCCACCCTTTTTTTTATTTTCAGTATGAGTAAAGCAAGTAAATTAGTATCAGATGCAATCTTAGGCAATGACTATGCGATTGTCTATGTGAATAATCAAGCATACGCTATCCAGCCTCCTACGATTAAGCGGTTGGCGGGTGCGATATCGTGTATCAGTGATATAAACCTATCAGAAGGTAGCTCAGTAAAAGAGATGCTCCTATCAGCAAAGGATAGTGAAGCATACGCAAAGGCTCTATCGTGGCTTATGGCAGGCGATTTATCCAAGACAAAGGAATTATGCAATGGAACTCTTGAGGAGATCGTAGATGCGCTTGCAGCAGGTTTTGACCTTATCGGCATTGCCCCTTTCTTGAAAGCTGTCAGTTTGACGAAGAACGCAAGCCTGCTGGCAGCAACACCGAAGTAGTCGGGAATAAGACCCTTTTGGGACAAATAGCGTCATTCATGGATAGCTTGCATCTGACGTATGACGAAGTAGTTAATCAAATTCCTTATCGTAACCTCATCATTATGCAGAAAGATAAACAACACGAGGCTTTCGGTGATATCGTGAAAAAAATCAGCGGTAAGGAACTCGCAAACAGAAGAAGAAAGTAGGTATGGCAGAATTAAGATTCCGTGTACAAGCAGACTATGAGAAGGTCCAGCGGTTACGAGATGAGATAACGAAGTTAAAGCAGGAGATTAAAGGTGTAGATGCTATTCAAGACCCTACATCCTTTAATAAGCTGAATAGTAAATTACAACAGGCTTCTAAGGAATTAGGGAATGTCACTGGTAAGATTGCCGAAGCATCTGCTGCAATGGAAACAGACTTTAAGCAGAAGATATTTGCAGCTTCGCAGGGGGTCAATGACTTTACAGAGAAGATTATTGCTCAGAAAGGAGTAGTTAGGGATGTTGCCGCTGATGTTAAGCGGTTGGGCGATGCTTATCGTGAGTCTGTTAAGTCGTCTCCTTTGACATCTGATGCCAAACTTGCAGAGTGGAAAGCAGCCAAGAAGGCTCTTGATGAAGAAAAGGCATCGTTATTTGCTCTCACACAAGAGCAGGCAACGGCAAGGCTATCAGTAAAGAAACTCCGTGATGAATACGCATTATTACGACAAGAAGGTGGCGGAACGGCAGAAACCATGAATATGCTTACTGGTAAACTCAAGCAGATGAGCGGTATGCTTCTTGGCGGTATGGGACTGAAAGAACTCGCAAGCAGAATTATATCCGTCCGTGCAGAGTTCGAGAGCATGGAAACATCCCTTAAAGTCCTATTGGGAGGTAATGAGGAACGTCTTAGCAATATCATGGGGCAAATTAAAGAATATGCCCTTGCATCGCCACTGAACACAAAGGATATGGTCGGTGCGGTACAGATGATGACATCCTTTGGTATTGAGGCAGAGAAGTCTATTGACTACCTAAAGGCTATCGGTGACATCTCAATGGGTGATACAGGGAAGTTCAACTCCCTTGCGCTTGCTTTCTCACAGATGAGTAGTGCAGGAAAGTTGATGGGCCAGGACCTTATGCAAATGGTCAATCAAGGATTCAACCCGCTTGAGGAAATCGCTCGCAAAACGGGTAAATCTATTGGAGAACTCAAAAACGAGATGTCAAAGGGTGCTATCACTTCAAAGATGGTGCAGGATGCGTTTATATCTGCCACAAGTGCAGGTGGTAAGTTCTTTGGTATGTCATCAGAGGGCGCAAAGACGCTCAACGGACAGATTTCCATGCTTCAAGAGTCCTTTGATAATATGTTCAATGAGATAGGCTCTAAGGGTGAGGGAGTTGTCATGAGTGCCGTGCAGGCTGGAACATACCTCGTTGAGAACTATGAAACAATAGGAAAGGTATTAGAGGGGTTGATTATTACGTATGGTATATACAGAACGGGACTTGCTTTAAATATGGTGCTTGAGAAAGCAATGGCGGCAAATATGACTATTACAGGATATGTTATTGATGCGCTTAAAGCAAAATGGGCGGAACTTAACGCAACGGCACTCTTAAATCCTTATGTCGCAGCAGCAGCGGCTTTAGCCGCATTTGGCATGGCTCTATATGAAGTTTCCAAGCAAGCTGATACAGCATCTGCGGCTAATAATAGATTGCAAGATGCAAATAACAATGTTTCAAAAACAGCAGAAGCGGAAATAAGTAAACTAAATGACCTTCGTGCAGAACTTGAACAAAGTGAGAAAGGGACAAAGTCATGGAAAGATGCAAAAGATGCTATTATCTCCCAGTATGGGCAGTACGATAGTAGACTTGCAGCCGAGATTGACCGCACGGGTACTCTGACATCAAGCTACAATAGACTTACAGAGGCTATTCGCAAAAGTGTAGCAGCACGGCAGCTAAAGCAATTCTATGATAGCAACATGCAAGCAACACAAGATGACATACAGAAGAGGAGGGCAACTCTATATAAGGGTCTTGTAGATGTTTATGGGCAGGGATACGCTAACGAACTGATGAAGTCTGTAAACGAGTATGTTTCTACTGGAAGGGGATTGGACAAAGAAGTTGTTTATAAGGGAAAGAAAACAACTGTCAGAAACCTTACCAATAACATTCATGGCGCATTATTTTCTTTAGGTGGAGGTGCTGAAATTAAGCAGATGAGAGAATTGCAAGTCAATGGAGACAAAGCAGTAAACGACTTTGCTGACATGAATGGTATTTCTAAGAAAACAAGAAATGAAATCATTTTCGGTATCAAAGACCCCGAAAATGATAGCAAAGGTAATAGTGATGTCAAATACACTAAAGCCTTAAAGAATGCACGCAATGAGGCTATAAAGAAGCGTAAAGAATTAGAGCGTGCAAAAAAACAAGGTACACAAGGCGAGTTTCTTAAAGCGCAAGAAGAATATAAGGCGGCAAACGAGGCGTATTCAAAACTATCGGGCAGCACGTTGGAAAACGAAGATAAATCATCTGCTAAAAGTGCAAAAAGTGCCGAAAGTGCAGCTAAAAAGGCACAGAAAGCACGTGAAAAAGCAGCAAAAGCCGCAGAGAAAGCAGCCGAGCAGCAGAACGAAGCCAACGAGAAAGCCTTTGAGATTGAAACAAAAGCGAAACTTGAGAATAGGCGCAATGTGGAGGACTTGGCAAACGAAACCGAGCAGGCAGAGATAAACATCCTCAAAGACGGCAACGAGAAGAAACTCCGACAGATAGAACTCAACCGCAAGAAAGAGCAAGAGGCTATCGACAGAGCATTTGAGGACATCAAGCAGCAACGTATCGAGCAAGCTAAGCAAAAGTGGGAGGCAAACCCGAATAACAAGGGAAAGAACTTCTACAACAGCTCCGAGTATGCATACGCTTCCTCTAACGACCGCTATACAGATGCAGAGTACAAGAACTATGATGCGAAAACAAAGGCAGTATGGCATAAGTATGATGAAGAAATTGCTAAACTCAAAGATGTAGAGATAGCCTATGAAGATAGCCTTATAAAGGCTAATGAGTCTTATTATGACAAGAAGACAGACCTTGTAAAGAAGTACTCCAAAGATGTATCTGACATATATAAGGCTATTTCAGAAGCAGAGAAACGTGGCGATAAGGAGAAAGCGGATGCCTTATACCGCACGCTGACAGAGGCGAGGGCAAACTATGGCAAGGAACAGATGACACTTGCCTTTGAGCAGTTAAAGAAAGACCCTAACTATGTAGCGGCATTTGACGACCTCAAAGGGGCATCAACGAATACCCTAAACAGCCTTATCGGACGATTTAGCGATGTTAAACAAGCAGCAGGAGAGGCACTCAACCCCGAAGGAGTAAAGACATACTTCGACGCTATCAACGGAATGATTGACGAGCTTATCAGCCGTGACCCTATCGGAATGATAAAGAAACTCACCGATGAGTTAATCAAGCAGCAGGACGAGTTAAAAGCATCTGAGAATAGGCGAGATAGAGTAAAAGGCGGAGAGAAGATTGTCAAGAGCATAGGCTACAATAAAGACCTTAAAAAGTGGGTATCTGAATATTGGGAGTTGGCAGAGGCGGAGGCGGATGTTGCCGCAAAAGGTCAGCAGGTCGCACAGACTACCCATAAGATTGAGAACGCACACAAGACACTCACGAAGTCTATTCAAGGCGTAGCTGACAAGATGGGCGAGTTAGGCGGTAAGATAGGAGGACAGACAGGAGAGATATTCTCTCTCTTTGGCTCTGTGATGACCTATTACCAAACTATCTCTGATGGTGTTACGGCTATCGGTAAGGCTGGTTCAAACGCTATGAAAGCCATTGAGTCGGCAAGCGTGATATTAGCTATCATAAGCGCAGCTATTCAGCTTATGCAGACCCTTAGCAGCATCCTTCCTAATCAAGATGACCTATACGAGAAAGCGGCACAGAAACAAGCGGAGATAAACAAACTCCGTGACTCTGTGAACGATTATCGTCTTGCGGTGATGAAAGCACGCCACGAGGAAAGTAACTGGTTCTCAGATAGCGGTCTGAAAGGTTTGCAAGATGCCTACGAAGAACATGGGCAAGTTGCTGAGTCTTATTATAAGAAACTCAACGAGGCGCAAGAGAAGTATATAGATAAATCATCTGGACTGAAAAAGGCTCTTGTTCCTATTGTGGCAGGTGTGGCAGCTATCGGTGCTGTTGCGGCAGGTGTTCTCACCGCTGGAGTTGGTACTGTTGCATTAGGTTCTCTTGGTTCAGCAATTATAGGAGCGTTGTCAACATCGGCAGTAACGGCAACAGTAGCAACGGCAGCAGGTGCCGCAGTGGCTGGTCTTGCTGGTGCTATCGTTGGTAAGGCTATTGACTCCGCTGTGAGTTCAATTACTTACAAGAATGGGCAAGTAGCAGCAAAAGACAATCTCCGTATTCAGACACAACATAAGTCTTTTTGGCGAGGTCAGAAAACTGATGACCTCAAAGAATGGGTTAAAAAGCAGTATGGTAAAGACCTATTCGGTGAAGATGGTATGGTTGACAAGGAACTTGCTAACGAGGTCTTAAAGAACTACGGACATAAGCTACAAGGCGAAACAAAGGAGACGTTGGAGAAGCTCGTTGAACTCAGAGAGAAATACGATGAGTTTAATAAGTCTATCCACGAATACGTGTCTAAGATGTACTCTCCTTTGGTGTCTGATATGACGGATGCCGTGTGGTCGTGGCTGAAAGACGGCAAAGATGCTCTTTCTGAGTTCAAGAACTCGGCTTCAAAGACCTTTGCGGATATCGCTAAAGATATGCTTAAACAACTTCTGTTGAAGAATGTCTTTAGCAAGTATGAGGAAAAGTTATCAGACTTGTACAAGAAGTATGCAATGGGTCAGATAAGCGAGAATGAATTAGCAGATAGGGTAGCTGCATTGGCTGGTGGAATATCTGACGAAATGGATAAGGTTATGCCTTTTGCAAAAACTTATATGGCACGTGTAAATGAAGTTTTTTCTGCAAAAGGTTTCGACATCACAAAGGAGGGTGACAGCTCGCAGACTGCAACCGCCAACGGAGTGACCACTATCACCTTTGAGCAAGCGAATAATATCGTAGCACTCACCACAGCAGGGAATATCTCACGTGACCAAATTAAAGAAAGGTTATCTTTAATGAACGCCACTATGGACGATATTAGAGCATTGATTTCTCAAACAGATTCATCTACTCCCGACTATGCCAATAGTAATCGTGCTATTATCAACAATAGCTATACACCGCAAATTCAAGTATCATTCCCGAAAGATGAACTGCAAAATATCAATGGGAAAATAGGCACAATTCTTGAAGTGGTTGACGAAATGCGCACACATGGGGTTGAGAGCCTATTGGTACAGAAACAATCAACAGATGATATTGTAAGGATTGCTAAAAATGGAATGGG